CAGACTGCCAAGCCGCGCCATCGTAATATTGCGTCGTATTGGAATCTTCTAAAAACGCAAATTGACCTTCGGCAAGTACTTTTTCGCCAGTCCCGCCAAAAGCCGCATCGCGCGTGACAGATGTAGCGAACACGGGGATCCCAGAGTTCGTAATGTTGAGGTCGGATGCTGTGAGCACCTCTCCTGCCACGTAGACGGGGACTGTAGTAACTGCGTTTGCTCCCATAGTGATTCCTATCCTAAGACATTCTCTGTGTCTATTGTGCCATATACCAGATCGTCAAGGATGAGTTCGTAGACGAGCGTGGTGGGGCTTGTAAAGAGCGTGATCCGATGCCCAGACGATAGGTCAATCTGATGTTGGATTCCCTCCACGGCTAATTCTTGGGCTAGTTGCGTGGTGGTCAATCCAGTTGCAAAGGACTTCTCTACGCTGATCGTGGTTCCGATCTCAATGACGGCCACAATGTCGCGCTGTGCGTCTGTAAGCGTGGAGAACGGCGTGGATACCGACGTGTAGCGCGGTGTGGGTTCGGCTACAAGTAGGTAGGTAGCAAGGTCTAGCGCGGCCGTGTTGTTATGCACTAGTGCGTCGGAGATTGACGTGGTCTGAATAAAGTAGGTCGCTTGAGATGCTAGATCTTCCGCGACTTCTGGCGATGTGGCTCCGGCATGAGTTACGGATGCGCGGTTGACGACTTCGTTTGCCTCAAATGATATGCCTACTTGGTCGTAGGGGATGTTGGTTCCGTCGTCGTGGAAAATTGCGATTGGTGCGGAAAGTGTCGTTCCAATTCGATCTTGGAAGGTGAACACGCCGTCCCGTGCTACGAAGATTCTGCCTTGGACTGATTCGTTAATTTTGGCCATGTATGCGGCCACGGATGTTCCGTTGGGGACGGTGTAGGCGGCTGCTCCGCCAAGTAGGACGCTTGATGTCTCGATGTTGCGTTCACCCGGCAATTGGAATGCGTTAACTTCTGGAAGGTCAAGCACGGCTTCAATGCGTACGTTGGCTAGTTCTTCGGAGACGTTGTATTCGTCCATGTATGTCTGCGAAAGGACATAGAAACGGTCGGCGCAAGCGACGTTGACTTCGTCTAGGCCGCCAAGGTTAAAGTCGTAGGTGTAGTCAATGATGTAACCGTTAAAGAGTTCTTCGCCTTCGCGCGTAAGGATGACGTTTCGCATTGGTGCAAGTCCAGGTTGACCGTTAGAACTGTCGAAAAATGGCGAATCCTGATTGAACGGATTGAACACCCCGCCCGCGTAGCCGTCAAGCAAATTGAAAGTCATTGAGCCGGCGGTGAATTGGTCGCCAATGTCGCGGCGTCCGCGTGTGACGGTGATGTTTGTAGAGCCCTCAATGACCGATGCGTATTGGGTTGTACCGTTGAGCACGTATTCGGTGTTATTAAGAACGCCTTTTTCGTTGTCGTCAAGTGTGAAGCCGTCAACGATAAAGCCCGTGTCGATCAGGAGATCATAGGATCCCGAGTCAACGATTGTGGCGGCCATTACGCGACTTGTATTTGTGCTGGGCCGTCTACACGGTTCATGGCTTTGATGGCGTTAACAACTGCGCGGCCGATGTCTGCCGATGTGGAGATGCCGCCCGTGACGTTGACGGTGATGTTTTGTCCGCCGTTGTTTTTCATGCGGTCTAGTGGGATGACGGCTTCTGGCCCTTTTTCGCCCACGATGGCAAGCGTTGGAGCGGTCACGATGCCGCCTGTGGCCATCATGCGTACTCCGCTTATGCCGCCTTCTGCGACTTCTTGTGCTGCACCAATGCGCCCGAGCGATATGGATTCAATAGTCGAGACGTTGTCAACGAACGGGATGGCGTTGTATGCCCTAATGAGCGCGTTAATTGCTTTAATCCATGTGTTAGCCAATGTCTCAAAGCCGCCAATAATAAAGTTAAGGACGCTGTTAACAATGTTACGGAAGCCCTCAAACTTTTTATAGGCGATTGCTAGGCCGACTACAAGTGCGGCGATGCCGGCTGCGATAAGTGAGAACGGGTTGAGCGCCATTGCAAAGTTGACGGCCATAATCGCTGTAGCGATAGCGGCGATTGTGCCGGCAATGGCTAGGAATGCGCCTGGGTTGTCTTGTGCCCAGTCTGCAAACTTCTGCACTACGGGGAGGATGGCTTCTACGGCTGGAAGTAGTGCAGCGCCGATTGACTCTTTTGTTTCGTCTAGCGAGTTCTTGAGGATCTTCATGCGGCCTGCGGCGGTTTCTGCGGCTGCGGCCGTCGCTCCTCCGAAGGTTCCGCCAAGGACGTTCATGACGTCGTCAAGCGTGGCGCCGTCTTTAATCATGGCTTTGATTTCTGGGGAGAGTTGTCCGAGCGCCTTAAAGTTGCCGCCGTACGCTTTGGCAAGTGCATCTGAGACGGTTGCTAGATCCTTACCTGAGCCTTGTGCGATGTCCTGAGCAAGCGCAAGCGTCTTGTTTGCTTCCGTGATGTCTTTGGTTCCGACTAGCAGCGCTTGGAAGGCTGGACGGAGTTCGCTGTCTGCTGTGCCAGACGCTCTCGACATTGCCGCGATGACGTCTTCTTGTGCGGCGACTTGTTCTTTTGATGCGCCTGTGACGTTGCCCATTACAAGCGCAAGGTTGGCTTGTTCGGCCGCGTCTTCCATTGCCGCTTTGGTTGCGCCTGCAAGGGCTACGCCTAAGCCGGCCATCGCTGCGGCCGCTGGGATTGCGGCCTTTTTGATTGCAAAGTTTGCCTTGGCTCCGAAGCCTTCTAGTTGCTTAAATTGCGCGATCGCCTTCTTAGCGCCTTTGGGATCGTATTCGGAGATGATTGGGAGAATGACGGCCATGGGTTTACCTTGCGCTTAGATCGCGGCTCAAAGCTTCTCCGACGCGGTCAACGATTCGCGCCATTTCTACTTCAAGATCGCTCTTATTTGCTTCGTACTGTTTCCACACTACTCGCGACGGGTCACCATATTTGGCTGTTAGTGCGGCGCCCATTTGATTACTTTTGGAGAAGTCGAAGAAGGCGGCGGCGGAGCCGAGCCATTTAACGGCAAAGGTCGAGAGGTTTACTTTGCCACCAAATACTTCTTTGGGCGCTTTGGTGTTGATGTAGGCCTTGACGGAATGGTCGGTTGGCCATGGGAAGACTTCGTATTGGCCACGTAGATTCCATTGGCGTTGCCAGCCTGAGAGGGGATAGTTCAACGGGATGGCCGACTGGATGTCTGAGACAAGCCCAGACGTTACGCGCTTGTAGTCCTTAGTGATGTCGCGCCGAAGTGCTTTATCGATCTTGTTGAGATCCTTGAGCGCTTGACCTAGGCCGAATACTTCTATCCGTGCTTCAATGCCGCCGGCTGAGTCTCTCATTTGTGTCCTTTTTTGTTTTGGTCATTAAGGACTCTAATGATTGTTTGTAGGTCGCGTGAGTCAAACGAGTCCGCATAGAACGTCGGAGCCCATCCCGTCGCGACTACCAGTTCGGCTAGTTGCCGGCGGTAGCCGCGTCCGTAGGGTTTGGATCGGTTGCGTCCTCCGCTGCGATCTCGATGTCTGGGTTTTGTTTAAGCCATTCGCGCCATGACGCTGGAAGCTTCTCACCCTTGATCGTAAGCAACGTGTGTACCCAACACGCGAGATCTGATGCACCGATGCCGCGTCCGTCTGACACTCGACGATTCTCTAGGCGTTCCCATTCGGCAATGACGAAGAGGTTTGTGGATAGTTGTTCGGTTACTTCGCCGCGCGTAAGGCTGAGTTTGATCTTCATGGTTCTCCTTGTGTCGGGCCGAGGACGGCCGTGATTATGGGTTGGTTACGTCTGCGCTGTAGGTTCCGCCTGTGAAGGTTAGGTCTACAGTTTGCAACTCGCCGAGCGATGCGTTAATTACTGGCAAGGCTTCTAGGTAGGTGTTTGTCAATGTAAAGCCGGGGTTTGTTGCCGAGTCGACTGCGGATGTTGGGTTAACAATGACGGTCATCTTTGTTCCGACAAGTGTAGAAAGTGTCGCGTAGGTTTCAGTCGCTGCGTAGGACATGTACATCGTGACGGTAAGTTCGTTGTTTTCTAGGCCGCCTGTGTAGGTGCGTGCCGTGGATCCAAACGCGGTGTCTTCGAGCGCTTCAATGGTGCGGGTTAAAGTTGCGGCCGTGCATTGGTCTGAAAGGTCAACGGTTGCGATTACGACTTTTGGATTTGAGAGGATAGTTGAGGTTGCCATGATTGCTCCTTGAGTAGTGGTTTTAGTTTGACATAGTTTCGGGCGTTAGGTGTGGATTACGCCGTTTGGACTTGGGTTGCGACGGTGAGTTCGTATGCCGGCAGCATGGATCCGCCGATGTCGACGTTTGTGGGTCGGCCTGAGATAATGCCGATGTTGAGCGCGTATACCTGAGCGAGCATGTTAAGCAGCGACTTCTGGGCGTCTAGGTTGCCCGGGCCGAGCGTCACGATCTGGAGTGTAAAAGTGAGTTTGGCGATGTTGTAGTTGAAGCCGTCGATTGAGTCAATGTTTACGAACACGCATGGCGGGACGATGTTGCGCGGATCGTTGACTACTTGCAGCCCTACGACGGTTTGGAGTTTGGCGACTAGGTCGTCGTAGCCCTCATTAAATAGATCGGTGTAGGTCGGGACTGGCACTAGGCAACCTGCGGTCGGTCAATGCCTAACAATTGGCGGATCATTCCGTTAAGGCCCATGACGGGAGCGGTTCCCATGGACTGAAAAGATGCAAAGGAATCCATGGATCCGCGCTGACGGTACAACGCGCCGCCGTACATGATCGTTCCAAGTTTGACGTCTTGCGATGGGACGGTCGTAAGGGAGTCGACATAGCCGGCTTCCATACGTCGACGCCAGCAGAACTGCGAAGAACTAGAGGCGCAAATGGTGAGGAATGTGGCGTCGGCTGCGGTGGCCGTACCGATGCCCAACCAGTCTTCAATGTCGGTGGCCGTGACCCACGTGCAAGTCGGGGTTGATGTCAAAGTTCCAGACGCTGCGGTTCGCTCAACATCGGCGGCCGTTTTTGCGTAGAGAACTTGGTTAGCGATTGGGATGTTGGCGTCGTAGAGAAGATCGCCTTCGGTGTCTACGCCCTCAAACAAATATTGCGGAAGAGCGCGGATTGTGTAGGTGCCGTTAAATGTGGCGTCTACTGCTGCGACCGTTATTGACTGGCCGACCTCCAACTCCGTCGGGGTGAGAAGTTGGAGGACGGCAAAGTCGTCTATGAGGTACTTGTTGGTGACCGTATAGGTGGCCATTACTAGGGCCTACCTTCCGATTATGGGCTGACGATGATGGACTTGACTTGGTCTGCGTCTGCAATGAACGTTGATACGTAGCCTGCGTACGAGAAGTTTCGACCCAATGTGGATGGCAACTCTACGGACATCAAGCCGCGAATCTGTTCGTAGAACTCAATTGCGGTTCCACGTGCGACGACCATTGTGTTTGATGCAAAGTTGTTGTCTGCAACAAGGTTAAGGCCGAACGGGTTAAACGTGTTCATCTGGGTAATGTTTGCGGTTCCGGGTGCATTGACGCCCATGAGTCCTGCTGCTGCGGTGTATGGAAACACGCTTCGCTTGTCTCCGTCCAACTGCTGGCCGAGCAATTTCCATACGTTCGGGCTGACAAAAATATGATCTGGCAAGAAGTTTGTTGCGGTCAAAATGTCAGTTGCTGCGTCATATAGTGCGGCAAACAATGTGGATGGATCGGTGCTGTTAAATGTCCATGTCGAGCCTGATGCCGATGCGCCAGATGTAATTGCGTCTGCTGCGACGTTATCGCTCGCAATAAGATACTCGCCGAGTAAGTCATTGAGGATTATCTGGAGGCTGGCCGGATCTGTGAAGTCGACGTCCTGCACGGAAAGAGTTACTTGGCCTGCAAGTGTTGTCTTCGTGACGGTGTTAGACGCAATGACCATAGTGGTTGCGGATGCTGCGGCAAGTTCGCTTGACTGTGCAGCGACGCTTGTGTGCGTAGTGATCGTTGGACGAATGAACGTCTTTGATGCTCCGCCGTTTGGCATTGCGCGTGCGCCGATTGCGTTAACAACTGGACGAATAAAGTTGAGGTCTTGGAAGACTGGCCCAAGCACTGGTACTGGCAAGAGGCCCGGAGTGTCGGTGGTGACGATGTCGCCTGCCGCTGCTTGTAGTGCGGTCTGCTTTGACTTCATGTAGTCGTGCGCTGCGGCTGCAACGTTGCGGAATGTTTCTCCGCCGATGTGCATTGCTGCCATGTATTCGCCGGGGGTTGGAAGATCAAACTTGCGCTTCGGTACTGCTGGAAGAGAAGCGGTTGGGATGGTGGCTTCGATGACTGGTGCTGCTACTGATTCGG